AACTTAGGCGATACTGTAACCTTTGATACCACTCCACGGTTCACATCTTACAATGGTCTTGTGATTACACAACAACCATCTGTACAACGTGTGCAATCATTAGTTTGCTCTCAAGCATCTAACGTAAGTGCTGGATACACTGACCAACAATTCATCTTCAACGTAAGAGAATATATGGACAGATTCGGTATGGCCGCCATGAAAGAATTAGGCTCTAAAATTGAAGCTGATATTCTTAAAAACTTCGTGTCTGGCGTAACTGTTAATGATCCACAAGCAGCTACTTTCGGAGCTACCCAATATAAATCAGGTCCTTTCCGTTTCTATGGGGACGGAATCACACCTATTAATAGTTTTACACAATTAGCACAATCAGTAGCCAATTTTGAAGATTTTGGTGCAGCTACTCATAAAATGATGGCAATTTTACCAGTTGCAAACATTCCTGCGATTGTTGGCTCTGGTTTAAACCAATTTGCAATGGACCGAAACAATGAATTAGCATCAAGTTGGATGTTAGGTCGTTTTGCTAACTCTGACTGGTACGAGTCTAACTTATTACCTGTTCATGTTTCAGGTAGCATTGCTGAAGCTGCTGCTCCTGCTAACGTATTAACTGTTGTTTCTACCAATGACCCAACAGGCCAAAACGTAACAAGCATTAAGTTCTCCACTGACGCTTCTGTCGGTAACAGTGCTGATGCTATTAAAGCTGGTGATTTGTTCCAATTCAACGATGGCGTTGCTGGTAAACCAAACATGCGCTTTTTGACCTTTATTGGCCATCAACCATGCCAACAACCAGTACAGTTCCGCGCTATTGCTGACGCTGTAAGTGCTGGTAATGAAGTTACAGTGCAATTACAAACCATCAATGATGTTGGTTTAGTTTCAGCTGCTAACCAAAACCAAAACTTGAACAACGCTATTCAAGCTGGCATGACCGTAACACCAGTACCTTCACACCGTGCAGGTATCTTGATGTCAGGCGACCAGTTCTATTTAGCGATGCCACGTTTACCAGACGAATCACCATATACCACTGTTACCAGTATTGATGAAGATTCAGGTGCGTCTATTCGTCATTATTTCGGTTCTCAATTCGGTCTTAACAATCGTGCTTATGTACGTGACTGTATTTGGGGTTCAACCTTAGTTGCTGAAAACTCATTACGTTACTGTTTCCCATTATAAGCGTAGGGCGGTGAAAGCCGCCTCTTTAAACTTAAGAGGATAAAAATCATGACTGTTTACAAATCATTTAATCAGGCGCTCTTCCCTTATGCTTATGGCTTAGGATTGAGTAACAATGCAACCACTCCAAACACTCAATTAGATGTTGCAGTAGGAAGCATTTTAGATTCAAGCAAAACCTTCCAGTTAAACTTAGATGTTGCAGTTACAATTAATGCAGCAGTAAATGGCTTGAATGGATTAGACACAGGCGCATTAGCTGCAAGCACTTTATATTATGTTTATGTTGTAGCTGACCCACAAGCTTACAATGTAACTGGTGCAATGATTTCTGCTTCTAGCACACCTTTGCTTCCTTATGGCTATGGTGCTTATGCTTTAATCGGTTATGTTGCAACAGGCGCGGGTTCTACCTTCCTAAAAGGTTACTGGACTGACGATAAGTCAACCTGGCGTACATTTATGTATGACGCACCTCAAGCTACTGCAATCACTGCTGGTAATGCAACTTCTTACACTGCAATTGATTTAAGTGCTTTTGTTCCTGCAGTTGCAAACACTCCTGTGTTTATTAGCTCTGCATTAACTCCAAGCGCTGCTAGTCAGACATTGAAGTTACAGCCTGCATCTGGTACTGGCGATATGGTTACTATCACTGGCCAAGTTGCCGCTGTTGTTGTATCTAGCCAAGACTTGTGTATTGCGACTTTAGCTTCTGGCGATCCTAAAGTTAATTATAAAGTGAGTGCTGGTGCTGCTGCTGCTGCAATCAATGTTGGTGGTTATCAGTTCGCAATCTAATTTATAGGAGGCAGATATTATGGCGTATACAGCTCGAATGCTTATAACTCGTGCGTACTATCTGTCTCAGATAGTTAGTAGACAATTACAGACCGTCTCAGGTGAACAAATTGAAGACGGTTTGTTTCTTCTTAATGCATTATTGCAGTTTAAATCAACGGATTTACGTGAAATCCCATATTTTAAACGAGATGCAATAACACTGGTTGCAGGACAAGAAGAATACTTTATTCCAAAACTACTTTATGTAGACGCGTTGACGTACAACATCGGGACTGTGCGTTATCCTATGCGACAATTAACCCGACATGAATTCTTTGATACAGGCCGAGTTGACGGTATTCAATCTTTGCCTTTCTCCTACCGCCCTGAGCGCGAAAAGGGCGGCATGAGAATCTTTTTATACTTTTTACCGCAAGGCGATTATGTTATGAAGTTAAGTGGTAAATTTGGGCTAGATGAAGTATCACTTGATACAGATTTGTCATTAGAATATGACCCTTACTATATCGAATTCTTGCGTTATCAATTAGCTGAATACATTTGCTCAGACTATGGGGCAACATTTCCTGATGAATCAAAAGCGCAACTTCGGGCTATGGAAGCAAAAATACTTGATGTTAGCCCCGCAGATTTATCTATAAGTAAGACAACATTCTTCCCAGGAAGAAGCCCATTTGACTGGCAGGCTATAAATCTGAGCAAGGGATGGTTTCCCTTTTAATCGTTTTGTATTAATTATTTACTATAAGAGAGTAATATGCCCGCACCTAATGCCATACAACAAATACAAGATGTGCCTCTCAAAATAGTAGGGGGCTCCAACTTTGGACGTTACCCAAAAATAAGTCAAGAACAAACCTGGAACTTCATCGTTAGTGATGACTTTCTAGTACCTTACGCAGGATATGCGACAGCATTAATTTTGAATTCATCAGCCAAAGGAAGAGGTTTATATACAACCTTCAATGGCGAATTAATGGTTGCTGTAATTGGAAATAATTTTTATAAGATAACGCAAAATACAACAACTGGCCAACTGCAAGCATTTTCTAGGGGAGCACTAGAAACTTACGATGGCGATGTCTATATTGCAGAAAACAACAATGCGCAAATTTGTGTTACTGATGGCGTTTATGTTTATGTATACAATTGGAATACTGATAGCAACATTACAAAGCTTACAGCAGCCCAATATGATTATACAATCTATAGCAACCCTGGATATATATCATTTCAAAATGGTCGATTTATTTTAGCTTGTCAAAATACAAACTATTGGATTCTTTCTGGGTTTAATGATGCTTTTAGCTGGCCTATTGGCGCATCAAACCCCGAACTTGTTGGCTCCATTCAAACTAAGCCCACACGAACACAGGCAGCTATTCCTGTACCAGGCGGCGGAAATAACTTATTAGTTATGGGAACAAACGTCACAGAAAGCTGGCAAGACGTAGGCGCGGCATTATTCCCTTATCAACGAGGCACAACTTATAATGTGGATTATGGCTGTTTAAATGCCTCAAGTGTTGCTGAGCTTGATAACTTAATTGTGTGGCTTGCTGTTAATGAACAGTCTGGACCTGTCATCATGTATGCTACAGGCAGCCAAACCAAAATGATATCTACTGACGGTATATCATATGTTTTAGCAAATTTAACAAATCCAACAAACTGCACTGGTTTCTTGTTCAGGCAAGATGGCCATATGATTTATCAGTTTACATTTCCTGATGACAATATTAGTTATGCTTACGACTTCAATACAGGCTTATTCTTCAACGTATCAGATGAAAAGTTAAATTACCATATTGCGAGACAAGTTGTTTTATTTGGCAACGATTATTATTTTGTATCGCTGAATGGTGGTGATATTTATCGTTTTGGCACGCAATACACTGACGCAATTTATGGTATTGGCGAGGCTGCTAAACCCCATGAAATACCTCGGATCCGCATAACACCCCCAGTCAGATTGCCTACGCAGCGATACTTTATTGCTAAAAGTCTAGGTTTTACCATTGAGAATGGACAAAAAAATATTCGCACATTATTGCCAGTACAATCTAATACACTTGGGCAAATATTAGCAACTGAGTCTTATGTTGATATTACGACAGAATCTGGCAATCCTATTGGTATTGAGGCAACTGTTAGTCAAACTGAGTATGTAGTAAACTATTCAGAGGCTGTAGACCTAAGCATTTCTCGTGATGGCGGTGAGAATTTTGGCTCAAGTTGGCGTTTAAATATGAATCCTACTGGACAACGCAAGTCACGCTTTATCTATCAGCGTTTAGGAATTGTAAATGATGCCACATTCCAACTTCGATTCAGTGGCTTTGGTCGCTTTGTTTGCACTAATGGAGTATTGGAGGTGTATCAATGACAACCGTAAGCGATAGAAATGTTACCCGCATTCCTAACTTACATATGGGTGAAATGGTTGATAAGGAAGGTTATCCAACTGACGATGAGCTTACTTTTCGACAAGTGCTAATAAGCAATTTACAAAGACTATTCGGCAGCGAGGGCGTCGTTTTGCCATCATTAACAAGCGCTGATATATTGGTAATACAAAACAATGTAGATATACAAGGACGCAAGACTTGCGCATATGGCACAATGGTTTATGACACAACAGTAAACCAAGTAAAAGTTGCCATTAATATCGGCGGAAATCCTGTATTCAAAGTAATACCCTATACACCATAAGGACACATCATGGCACAACAAAAAACAGAGCAACAAGATTTCTCAGAATTAACTAAATTATTAAATCAACTTTCAATTGGTTCTGGAATAGCTGGGCTTGGTGGCGGTCTTTTTAACATTTTCGGCAAACAAAAAAGCCCTTATGATGCTGCAAGCAAAATATATGGACAAATTCCTGGCGCTACAGAAAAATATTTGAGTCCTTACATGCAAGCAGGTCAATCGGCACTTGGTGATTTGATGGGCCAATATGGCCAACTCACAGGCTCTACTGGTGATGTTTATAATAAACTTGCTGGTGGCTATCAACAATCTCCTGGTTTTCAATCTGCTCTTAAACAAGCACTTGGGGCTGCGGGAAACCAAGCAGCAGCAGGGGGCATGACAGGCACACCAATGGCTCAATTACAATCTGCTGACGTTGCAGGAACATTGTCACAAAAAGATTTTGGTGATTATATGGGTCGCATGATGGGATTGTATAATACAGGTCTTCAAGGCATGGGTGATATTGGCAAAATGGGTTATGGCGCAAGCACAAACTATGCTGATATGTTGGCTAATATCATGGCTCAGCAAGGTGGAATGGCTGGAATGTCGCAAGCTTCACAGAATCAACAGCGTTCTGGTGGAATATCGCAATTGCTCGAAGGTTTAATGGGCATCCTTGGCGGTTCTGGCGCACTTAGCCCATTTACAAATTTATTTAAATAGGTGACAACATGGCGATAAATTTTCCTACAATGCCTAGATTCACGCCTGAAGAAGCAGGTGCGATGCCAGATTTGCAGCAAGCTATCATGCAAGGCCTTGGCAATTACATGCAAATGCAAACCCAGCCTAAACAGATGGCGCAAGACTTTTTGGCTAAACAACTGTCAAATAAAATGAAAGGTATCGAAGCGCAATATGCAGAGCCTATGGCGAAAACCTCTTATGACCAAGCATTATTTAATTTATCTAAAGAACGACAATTACTGCCTTTAGAAATGCAAGCCAAGCAAGCACAATTAGAATTGGCACCTTTTGAAAAACAATATAAACAAGCTCAAATTCAAGCCCAAATCGCTAAAGCACAAAAAGATGCTGGTATTGTCACAGGAGCACCTGAGGGCAATATTCCCATTTCTAGCGGAACCAGAAAAGAACATGAGGCTCAAATTTCTTCTATTGACGCAGTAAGAGAAGGCATACAAGATTTGGCTTCTATGGTTAAAAAACAAGGTGCTCCTGGTTATTCAGAGTGGTACGGAGATAGAAGAGCGGCTTTTGATGCCCAAGTCGGATTAATTACTGACTTGTTATCCAAATCACTTAAATTACCTGCATTTGAAAGAGCTTTTAAAGGAGCTGAGGTTAATTTAACCAGAGGATTCAATGAAAGTGACGAGAATTACTTAAATAGAATTATTAGCTTATCTAATAAATTATTTAACGAACGTGATTATTTAATGAATCAAATCAAGTTCGGCATACCCGCTAAAGGAAAAGATAAATTGTCTGTAGAAAAACTTTCTACACCAGAAGAAACTTCCCAGAAAAATGCAAAACAACTTAATGACGAACAATTAATTGCTTTAAAAAAATATCGCATGCAACAAGGGGCTAAATAATCCT